ATTTGTTTGGCAGCGACGATGCGCTGATGGCGACGGGTTTCAATGCCTGGGGTGGAATATTCTTTCTCAATGGTCGCTGGCACGCTGTGGGCGGGGCGAAAGACGTGCAACCGCACCTACTGGCGGTTGGTGAGCGCACCGTTTGCATGGCCAAGGCGGATGACTGGCTCAACGATCATGAGACTGCCGACTCCGCGCACAAGACCCGCCGCTGGTTAAACGAGCCGCCAACCCAGAGGCAGCTTCAATACCTGCCGCAGGCCATGCGTGCTGATTTCGGCATGACCCGCTACCAGGCATCGACCTTGCTGTCTTTTCATTTCAACAAGTCGTCGATCCAGCGCCTGGTCATGGCCGCCAACGACACCTATCGGGAGGCCGCGTGACATGTGCCGTCTGTTCACGAACCGCCAAAGGCTTCGGCTACTTCAATCCGCGCCTGCCGCGCAGCGATCCACGGCGCTACTCGGATCGCTGGTTGTTCTGCTCTATGCGTTGTCAGAACGCCTTCTCTCTCCTGATGGAAAAAAGCGGAGGCCACATGATCGATCCCAGTGACATGGAACTTGCCGCGATGGCGTCATGCCTGGCTCCGCTGGGTGAGTACGTGGCATCAATCGGTATGCAACGCCCACTGGCGGATTACCGCAAAGAGGAAGTGTTGATGCTCATTGAGGTGGTGATCTCTGCCTATCAGGAGCGCATGCTTGCCGAGCACGAACGCATGGCCGACAAGGAGCGCGCCTTTTTTGAGGAACGACTGTCTCGCCAGAGTCAACATGCTTCGACGGGGGTGCCATTCTGATGCTGGATTTCAACCACCGCCCCAAGATCCACGAGCAGATCGGTGAGCTGATTGATGCCGCACTGCGCCTGCAGCGTGACAGGCAAGCGCCGCGCAATTATCTCGGCGCATCAAGGTTGGGCGTTGCCTGCGAGCGCGCGCTGCAATACGAGTATCTCCAGACACCTGTCGATCCTGGTCGAGAACTTCCAGGCCGGGTGCTGCGTATCTTCGAGGTGGGCCACGCACTCGAAGATCTGGCCATCCGGTGGCTACGCATGGCCGGATTCGACCTCTACACGCAAAAAGCCAGCGGCGGCCAGTTTGGCTTTTCCGTCGCAGGCAGCCGCATCCAGGGGCACGTCGACGGAGTTTTGAATGGTGGCCCAACCCAGCTTGGCATGGCTTATCCCGCGCTGTGGGAGTGCAAAACCATGAACGACAAATCCTGGCGGGACACGGTCAAGCACGGCGTCAGCAAATCCAAGCCGGTTTATGCCGCACAGATGGCCATCTACCAAGCCTATATGGAAGCCAGCATTCCAGGCATTTCTGCGAACCCGGCGTTGTTTACCGCCATCAACAAGGATTCTGAAGAGATCTGGTTCGAGCTGGTGCCGTTCGACGGCGGCCTGGCGCAGCGGATGTCCGATCGCGCGGTTCGGGTCATCACGGCAACGGACAGCCAGGAACTGTTACCGCGCCATGCCACCACGCCAACGCATGTCGAGTGCAAGTTCTGTCCCTGGCAGGACCGTTGCTGGGGTTCGACATGATGGCCGACAACATCATCTGGCTCGATTTCAACGACGCGCCCGAGCAACGCGACGAGCCGGTCTCCGACACCGATGCGCTGCGTGCGGGGCTATTGCATCGGCTTGAGGCGGTCCTTCATTACCTGTTTCCGCTGGGACACATCCGGGGGGGCAAGTTCTACGTCGGCGACGTCGACGGCAACGCTGGCAAGAGTTTGGTGGTTGAACTTGACGGTGCACGGCGCGGCCTGTGGAAAGACTTTTCCACCGATGAGGGGGGCGATGTCATTGATCTGTGGGCACGTTCGCAGGGACGCTCCGCTCGGCATGACTTTCCAAGGCTGGCTGCCGAAATCCGCCAGTGGCTGGGTGTCGTGTCGCACTCGCTATCCGTCGCCCGCCAACCCGTTCGTACCAATGCCGTCGACGAGCTCGGCCCCTACTCCGCGAAATGGGATTACCTGGCGCCGGATGGACAACTGATCGCTTGTGTCTATCGCTATGACCCGCCGTCGGGCAAAGAATACCGACCATGGGATGTCCGTGCCCGTATGTGGCGAGCGCCCGATCCGCGCCCCCTCTACAACTTGCCAGCCGTGTCCAAGGCCAGGCAGGTGATCTTGGTCGAAGGAGAAAAATGCGCTGATGCATTGATCGCAGCAGGCATCGTGGCGACTACCGCCATGAACGGTGCCAAGGCGCCTATCGACAAAACAGACTGGCTCCCCTTGGCCGGGAAGTCGATATTGATCTGGCCCGATCGGGATGCGCCAGGTTGGGACTACGCCGACAATGCTGCGCGAGCCTGTGTGGCAGCCGGATGCGCGTCGGTGGCGATTCTGGTGCCGCCCACGATCAAGCCAGAGAAATGGGACGCTGCAGATGCGGTCGCGGAAGGCTTCGATTGCGCGACGATGATCGCCCAAGGCGAACGCCGTGTGGTGAAGGCTGCGGCTCCATTGCTGCCGACGTTCACACTGGGCGCGCTGCTCGATGATGACTCACCGCTGCCACCCGATCTGATCTCACCGCGCGTGCTGACCCCCGGCGGCATGCTGGTGTTTGGCGGGGCGCCGAAGGTTGGCAAGAGCGACTTCCTGTTGTCGTGGCTCGCGCACTTGGCGGCTGGCGCGACCTTTCTGGACATGCGTCCATCCCGGCCACTGCGGGTGTTCTATCTACAGGCCGAGGTGCAGTACCACTACCTGCGTGAGCGAGTGAAGGATGTGCGTCTGCCATCCCACCGATTGCTTGAAGCACGCGATAACTTCGTGGCCACCTCGCAATTGCACATGCTGCTGGATGATGCTGGCCTGGCCCAAATCATTCCGGCAATCGCTAACGCATTTGGTGGTTTGCCGCCCGACATCGTTGCCATCGATCCGATCCGAAACCTGTTCGATGGCGGGGATGCCGGCGGCGAAAACGATAACGGTGCGATGCTGTTTTTTCTGTCACAGCGGGTGGAAAGGATTCGTCAGGAGGTAAATCCGGATGCCGGCATCATCCTCGCCCACCACACCAAGAAGCTCGGCAAAAAGCAGTTCGAAGAAGACCCGTTTCAGGCATTAGCCGGTGCTGGCAGTCTGCGCGGTTACTACTCGAGCGGGATGGTGCTGTACCGCCCAGACGAGTCACGCAGCACTCGCCAACTCATCTTTGAGTTGCGCAACGGTCCCGGCATCCCCCTCAAACATGTGGACAAAATCCACGGCGAATGGCGCGAGGTGGATTCCAGCGAGCGGCTGGTCATGCAGGTATACGGGCAACGTCTGGACGCTGAACGTCGCCGCAAATGCGACGCGATCCTGCAGATTCTGTTCGACGAAGCAGCCAACGGGCGCTGCTACACCGCCAACCAGTTCGCAGAGGCCTTTGAGGGCAAAGCAGGTCTCGGTGGTGATAGGACCATCCGCGACCGCCTTTCTGCGCTCGCGACGCAGGGCTACATCAAATATTTCCGCAACGCATCGGATTACGGGCTGCCGCCTGCCCGCACCAAGTTCGGCTACCTGTGTGTCGAAGGCATGGTCCTGTGCTCGGTTGTTGGCGAATTTGATCCAGACACCGGCGAAGTACCGATGCGTGAAGTCGCGGTACTGCCCACCCATTTCAAATGCCCTCAGTCGGGGGCCGCATTGCCGGTCGAGAATCCCGATGTGTGGGTTTACCAAGATGACATCAACGATTCGCAGGAGTCCGCATGAATACGCACAGACAAGTTGGCAAAACCATTGCCAACATCCCCCCGATTTTGGGAGACGTTGGCAAGTTGGAAAGCGCCTGCCAACTTCAAACCCATACAGATCAATATGTTGTAGCGTTGTCGGCAAATTGGCAAGTTGGCAGCGTTGCCAATTTGCCAACTAGCCCAAACCCGCATGGTTGCTGGGTTTGCGGTTCTTTTGAAGTTGGCGAAAACTCCCCCTCCTACTACGTAGGAGAGGGAACTGACGTTCCCTCATCCCTACGCGGAGGGTTTGCCGGAAGCCCGATGGGAATGGATGCCCGCTTTGCTGGCGCATCCATCCTTGCGCTCGATCTGGGAACACAGACCGGATGGGCATTGCGCGGCAGGGACGACGACATCACCAGCGGCAGTGAGACTTTCAAGCCCCAACGATTCGAAGGTGGCGGTATGCGCTACCTGCGCTTCAAGCGGTGGCTCTCCGACATGCGCCACCTGGCCACCGACATCCACAGCGTGTACTTCGAGGAAGTGCGTCGGCACGC